ACATAAACCTATGGTCAGGAGTACACCTAATCTCCTCACCATTATCTAATTTTACAATAGCAATTCTAGTCGATACCTTAGTCTTATGAACTGAATGAGCCAACCCAGGTACAATATCACCATCCGATGTACAAGAATAAACCAAAAATTTACCATCATACCCATATTCATCTAGTAATTCTAAGAAAGATAACTCTCTACCATCAAGTAAACTAACCTTAGTATCACCAGTAAAACATCCACTTAATATGACCGAATTAATCTTTTCATCATCTTTTCTTGTATCTCTAAATATATCAACTATAAAGTCTTTCCAATAAGGATATATGCTCTTCTGGTCAGAACCAACATAATAGTCAGAATTAATCCAATCCTCAATCCTAACTATATCTCTTACCTGTTCAACCCTACCACTATCTTCCCTACGTTGCATCTCCTCTTGTAGAAGTTTTACAAAATAGTCTTTTTCCTTATCAGTCATAGCAGTATATGAACTAGAATCACCTAATAATTCTTCTAATCTAGCATTACCCATATATCAACCCTTTGACTTTGTAATAGCGTATAAAATTTCTTTTAACTTATCGCTAGGTACAGATGATAACAACAATGAAAGCTTATCAATATCAGTAGAACCATCATTGTATTTTCTACGTTGCTCTTCTAAAGCTAATGCTGTACGTTGATTAATCCTAGATAACTCAGCATACATTGTAAATGCCATCCTGACCCTACTCTCTAACTCCTCTGGAGAAAGGTTCATAGCGGCAGATTCACTAAATAAAATTTCATTAGACGTATCTAAAAACTTTTGTAGCTGTGCCATTAATGTAAAATTATTTAATGTATTATGTGTTAACCCATATTTAAACTTTACATCAGTCGCACTAACAAATCGATTTAAATCATCAGACGGTGCTAAATCTTTACCATCAATCCAATTCTCTAAATCTTGACTAACATCCCCACTACCACTAGGTAGACTTGTTGTACTATGCCTAGAACCATCCTCAATATCTAACACATCCATAGCTGACATTGTTGTCTTTAATGAAGTACTATTAGTATCCTCATCAATATCTTCTGTATCTTCACTACCTATTTGACTATCTTTAGTATCTTGTTTAACCTCTTCTCCCTCACCCTTAGCTAAGATAGAGATTAAATCATTATTATCCATAGGAGATACCATATTATAACTATATTACCTACTCTTTTAAAATTAACCCTCTTCTGACACTTCAGAAGTATCTTTATCACAACATACACTGTCAGATGAAGTCTCAACACTCTTCTTAACAGCATATGGTTCAATATTTTCTACAAAATTAACTAAAGCCTCACCCTCTAGTGTATCTTTAACACCTAAGGCATTGGCAACTGACAACACAATACGTCTTGTAGCTAACTCTGTCTTTTTATAAATATTACCAGCATTTACAATAGATGCATTAGAGAAATTCCATTTCTTAACATATGCATACATCTTGACATTATTAATTCCCCTCTCTAAAGCTTTATTGCTAGGAATATTAAAATTTGTACCACTACAAATATCGATGAATTTTAAATAATCGTCACCCAACATATATTTAACAAACTCTAGAACAGGATTACCAATAGAAACACTTAAATACTCAGCATATAAATCTTTCTCTTCATCACTCATAGTAATTGTAGAAATAGAACCATAAGAACTCATAATACCCCATCCTTAAATAATGAACTCAACTCTCGTTGTCGCATCTCCCAAAAAAGTAATCCAACAACACGATTAACAATATCATTACTGCATTTTAATTGACTACCAACCTTATGAGAAATATAACCATCTAACTTAAATCCATATGATTTTAACTTAGAAATAACTTTATCTTCTAAAGCATCACCAAAGCACTTAAACCTCATACAAACTAAATGTACTAGACTATAATCAACAGATGCTACCTCATCTTCAAAATAATAATCTAAACTACCACCATCATCAAAAGTTGTATCAAAATCTACTGTGTCAAACTTATTCTTATGATATAAGAAGTTATGCATGTCATTCCTCATACCAGTGTATAAGAATGTACATAAATTCCCCTTATCACTTCTAAAATTATCACTATGAATCATTCTCACAGCTTTTAACACACCAATAGAAACTAAATCTTCTTTATCTTCCCTACTGGCATAGAAATGCTTCCTTACTATAATCTCAGCTAATGTTATTAACTTAGTAGAAAGCACCTCTTCATCTAACAAATCATCTTCGTAAAGTTGTAAAGCCATCTCTTTAATACCCCAAATTTTAAATATAGACTGTTAATTAGAAAATGTAACTACTAATTACCATTATAACACAAAAAGTGCAGATATTAAATACCTACACTTTTCATTATTATTTATATGTAATTGTTAAGACTTACTAATAATTGTATCAATAAAGCTATATTTACTATCTAACTCAGCCTTTAGAACTTCTAATGGGTCTAAGTTGTCATGTAAAATCATATCTATATTGTTTTTAGAGAAACCACTCATAATAACCAACCCATTATCATTCTTCTGTAATGGTACTGTATTATTATAAGACGCTACATTCCAAAATACCAACTTAGGTAATTTATACCCAACAGATTCAAACTTTTTAGCAATCTTTTCAAATAAAGTATCATTGTTAAAATTAGTACCCATAGCAGAATTGAACTGCATATCAGATACAACTAAAACGGTACTAGGTAAATCCTTAGCATCCACCTTGTTCTTAACAGATGTATCTAGAATTAAGTCAAATACACTTTCAACATTTGTAGTAGACCAATCATCATACTCATCTAATACAGAAAGCTTATCACGTAACGTATTGCAAGTACTTAAATCAACAATCTCTGGCTTAGAACTGAATGTGATGAATTTATCTTTATAGTACTCAGACTTATTATGCTGTGTAGTATAAATTGTCAATGCATCAGCAATATCTAACACAGAAACACTTGTACCAAAAGCACTAGTTGTCATTGAACCACTACCATCACGTACCACTAAAATATCATTATAGTCTTTAGGTACTTCTTGTGCATCCCACAAAGCTTCTAATGTCTCATCAGCTTCGACATCCCACTTATTTTTATATTTACTAATGATGTCATATAAATACATCTTACCAGCATTAATCTTAACATCACCATTCGATAAATCTTCTAAATACTTAGAACGTCTCTCTTCATCATGTCGCATAAATGCATTACGATAAATTAAATTAGCCTTAGAAGTAACACCTTGATAGTTAATCTCACCCCACTGATTGTTAGACATCTTACGTTCAACAACATCAATGTTTTTACGTAGTGTAGATAACATTCTACGATAAGACTTAGATGACATTTCTAATGCCTTTCTAAATCTAGTTGCTAACTGTCTAGTTTTACGAGAAGTTGTATTTTCAGATGGCAACCACTTAGCTAAAAGAGATACGCTTTCATCATTTTTATTATGTAAAATATCTTCACTTAACTGATATTTTACATAATTAAAGATATAATTCTTAGAGTCTTTATTTGTTGTAGTATCCCACACATAGATTAAATCATCAAATCGACCTAATACCTGTAACTGTTTAGACTGTAATAACGCAAAAATTAACTCTGGAACATTATTAGCAATCTCAGTTAAAATTAGTCGATAAGAAGAACGCTCCCCTAAACCACCATTAATGTCACGTAAATACATTAACCACTTAATCGTGTAATTAGCATCCTCTTGAATTGACTTCTTAAACAAAGAGTAAATAGTATCTAGGGCAATTAAGTTACCACTAGATAAATACTCAATGGCTTTATTTCGTAACAAAGGTACCGAATTATTTAAATCCAACAAAGCACTTCCTGTTGTTTTATAGACAACGGCACCATTTGTAGTTGTAGTTTTTACATTATTTTTTAATAATTCCACAAAATCATTCATAATAAATCTCCTTATAATTAATGAATGTAACTAGGTAGAATTAATCCTACCTCTAATAATCTATCTGTAAAAAGCTTAGCATACTTTTCTATCATAGCACGTAGCTTTTTAAGAAATTCTAATAAATCTTTAGTACCCTCATATGACTCGGTAAAGATTGTTAGCTGAAACATATAGTAACCTAACAACTTATTATACATCTCATTATATGACAAACCTTCGATAATAAAGTTTTCAGGAAGATTCATAATACTCTCAAAATCTTTCTTGAAGATACAATTTTGTATTTCCTCTAAAGTAGCTTCATAACCTAAAGAATTTGTCTCTAGAATCTCATCTAATGTATATGTCTCTTTTAATGTACATGTCTCTTTTTCACTATTTTCAGACATAAAAAAACCACCCCTTATACTAAATCATATCACTTACACTATCTATAAGATTATACAATCAAACTACGATTTTCAACATCCAGACCCAAATCAATAGAAATCTTATATAAAATTGTGATATGACCTTTTACTAGCATAAGAAGTGGTTTTATGTTAACAGTAGCATAATCTACCATCGTTCTTTTTAACCATTATAAATAGCTGTATGGGCCTATTATTTAAAAGGAGATTAAATTATGAACAAGACTCAGTCGTTTTTATTTTCCAAAGCATAAAAATTTTAGTTTTTGCTGTATGAGTCTTTTATAACTTTTACCCCCACTATATATAATTTTTATCACTATATTTTATACAAGACTCAATTAATGTATACCCAACATAAATTAGCTGTTTGAGTCTTTAAAATATAATTTTTTATGTAACAAGATGCCTTATATCTAAAAACCTGGCAGATAATTATTGCTGTACGCATCTTTATTTACATTTGCTAATCATTAAGTTAGGTACAACATAGGAGTGAAAAATAATGTAGACTATGTGTTGTTATGTACATACTATACGCTGTACCTAACCCTTGACTATATATTAACACAAACACTAAACATATGCAAGTATTAATTACAAAAATTTACTAAACTTTATCACCTAACAGGTCTTCCATACTTACTAGCTACAGATTGAACAGAACCAACACCACTCTGTGAACGTTTCTTTTCTAAAGCACCCTGTACAACCTTATACATGTTAAGTAACGTAGCTTGTGTATATGGTATATCAACAAACATATTCTTAACCCACGTGGACATGTAACATTGAGCAATAATATTGAAATCACTACCATATGTATCTACCAATCTCTTGATATCTTTATGCCTACAATCAAACCCACAGAAAGAACGTAAACTTTCAGTCATAACAATAGACCAATCAGACTGTAGATTATCTTTAGGTATGCTTAGTAAATCATTGATATTAGATAAAACAGAATCTTTGTCATTCTTATATGTAGCGATTAGATAATCACAGAATAGTGTTACAGATGATTTAATGCTATCCTTGAAATCTTCCTCACCTAATAAAATGTATTTATCTAGTAACATATGTGCATTACGCATATGTCCACCAGACCTATCAGCTATCAACAACTTAATCTCTTCAGAAAGATTTAAACCTCTATCTTCTGATACCTTAGTTAAATTATCTACAATAGCCTCTACTGGAACATCATTGAAATTAATCTCTAATGCCCTACTACGTATAGTCGGTAACAACTTTTGAGGGTCTGTAGTCGCTAGAATATAAATCGTCTTACCTTTAGTCTCCTCAAACATTTTAAGCATGGCTGCCTGAGCTTGTGATGATACTGTATGTGTTTCGTCAAGGACGACTATTCTCCAATAATCCCCAAATGAAACAGTAAAGATATCACGTAGTTTTTTAATCTCTTCAACATTACCCACAACAGTAGAGTCAAATTCATAATAGAAAGGTGAATTTAATAAATCATAATTCTCATCTTTAATATTATTTAACTCTCTACCAACAATACGTGATGCAGTCGTGTTATGATTAATCAAGCCATTAGCTGTAAATGTAGCTGTACCCTCTACAGTTAAATCATACACATCATACTCGTTATACAATTCTTTCTTAGAAGAAACTCTAACAAACCTATAGTCTTCTAACAACTGATTATATCCCTTAACAACTCTATCTTTGAGAACATCAACACCAATAAGCTTAGCAACACCAACTAACCTATAATAAGAATCTATTGAAATAGACTTAGTTCTCTTATTAGTAATAAATCTAAAGTCACTATCCATAATGTTCATATAATGAGATAGTGGTAACTCCCCTAAATTGTAATTTTCTTTAATAAACTGATACATCTTATCAGCAATATATCTTGTATATTCGTCATTAGGTATTTTTAATTTACTACACTTATAGTCTTTATAACATTCAAGGATGCCACTAACAACACCCAAATCTGAGAATAAACTCTCAAAAGCTTTATTTCTACTAACAGAATCTGCTATCTTCAAGTCATATAAACTACCACTAACAGCACCAACCTGTGTAACTATACCAAGTAAATAGAACAGTTGTTGTAAATCTCTTGCAACACTCTCCGTAAAATTACCGAACTTAAACTCAAAGCCTTTACGATAATACTCACATACAACAGATAAGAAACCACAAATAAACTCTCTATTTGATGAGAATACAAATTCAGGTATTGCAACATCTGTAAAGAAGTCTTTTATGTATCTACTCAAACTAGTTTTAATACATATACCCTTATTATCTACTATACTATAGTAATCCTCTTTTAAACCTTTTGAAAGATACTCAACATTAGTAGATGCTATGACGATACCATCAAAATAGTAATCATTCACATAGCCATATGACAATATATTGAAAAATAAAGTCCCTAAGAAATACCCTTTATCTCTCTCTGAGATATCTTCTTTCATAAACTCATATGTTTTAGATTTATTATCAAATAACATATCATGCTTTAAAGGTATAGCTACAAAATCATCTGTTGTAATATCTCTAAGCTTTTTCCAATGTAAACCGCCATTAGCACCATACACCCTAACCCTATGATTATATGTACCTCTAATCTTAAAACTAGGAGAACTAATCTCTACTACTTTCCTCTTACCACCATAATAATAATGCGTAGCTGTACTACCAACAACTTTAATATTTTGAGGAGAAATATCCATAAACCCCTCTTCATCATACTCAGGGTTTTGTACTAACTCATCTATTCTCTTATACCCATCACTTGTATGAACCCTTGTATCACCAGTTACACATTTACCAGTACCAAAGCTACCACAAAATAATAACACTTTAGGTGCATTTTCTGGGTTTTTAATAATTGCCTTTATTAGACGTTTAGCCTCTTCTTGACCAGCCATATCGTCTAATGTCTTAGGACGTAACTCTTGACTTAGCATATAATCTCCTAACTGTAGTTTTCAATATAATTCATGTTTATTTCTTTTACAAGATATGATGTATCAACATTCGATAGTACACTAGACACATCACTACCAACGATATACTTCTTAGATTTTATATTCTGTAAAACAGAAATAGGTATGACTAGATAATCTGATTCCAACTTTTTATTTCTAAATTGAAACCCTTTAAAACATATTACTATCTTATTAGTAATAGTCCACCACTTAGGAACTAAAAACTTTCTATTAACACCACGTACCGAAATATTACACATAGTATCTGTTATAGTATCTACATTATCAATCATCCCTACAATAGCTTTATTAACATCTCTATCTTTCAAACCAAATCACCTCACCACAATAAGAATAGCTAATCTAATACACTATAAATATAACATACATACTATGTATTGTAAAGTTTTGTAATTGCAAAATAAAAAAGAGTAGGTATTATCTACCTACTCTTTTAAGACTATGAAATTATTTCAATTCTGTACCATAAGCATCACGATATGTATGTTCACCATACTGAGTGTTTACTTGAACACGTTCAACTTTGTGAATTTCATTATCAGAACCACTCTCACGTACAACCACGAATCGTTGTGCTTTTTCTACGTCTTTCAATTCAGGTTCAAACTCTTTAATAGCTTTAACCATGTTAGCATCCATTACAGCACCACGTTGTAATGCACGATATAAAGCAGTTGCGAACTCATAACGAGTCATAGCTTTATCACCTTTATAAGTACCATCTGGGTAACCTACTAAGAAACCTTTATCAGACAAATCTTTAACAAAATCATATGCCCAATGTGTTTTAGGTACATCATGATATTCTACATCAAAATCAGTACCCTCTACAGCATTTAAATGTTTAACAAGATTATCGTATTTTTGAGCCAATGCTTCATATTTTTTAGCTAAGTCTTGAACGTCTTTAGCTACGGCTGTATTAGCATTAGTAACTTGTTTAGAAGATTTACCGATACGGAATGTCGCACCAGCATTAATCATATTATCACCAGTACCAAATGTAGCACCTAAAGATAATAATGTATTTTCGTTAGGATGTGCGAACACACCAACTGCTACAGCATTAGAACCTTTATAGTTACCATAACCTACAGCATACTCAACCTTTTCATTAGCATTGAAAGAAAGAGGATGCAAGGCACTCAAAGCGGCTGCATTAGCACCAACCTTAGCTACCTGTTTATCTGTATAGT